AATTACACCTGACCCAGGCAATGGATCTGTAGTTTGATCTCGGGAAGAATCATTTGTTCTGCTAGTAGCATCAACATAGTACCTCACCCATGCAGCATGAGATAACTCTATTTTTAATATAGCGTAAGTATTTGGTGTTGTAATACCAAAAGTGGATGTAGAAGCGTTTGATAAATTTGTTGCGGTATAAGAAACTGCATTTCTAATTCCAGTAGAGTCAGAATTTACCCAATTAGATCCATTATAAATTAATGTTTGTCCATTAGACAAACTGGTAATATTAACATTTGTAATACTATCCACAGATGCAATTGAGTTTGCAGAACCATCAATACTAATATTGTATTGTCCAGATAACCTACTAGAACTCAACGTTCCGCTAGTTAAATTTGATGCATCAGTATAGTAAGTGCCTTCCTCTCCATCCAGAAGGTCTGCATCTAACCCAGATCCAGATCCAGGAGTTTTATTTTCCCACCTTAAATTGGGTCCATCATATACTAATAACTGATTAGCACTAGGACCAGTAATGTTTACATCAGTATGAGAACTGATAGATCCTGTACTAGTTAAGTAAGATGAAAGATCTGGAGGAGTAAAACCAAATACACCAGTATTAGTGTTGTATGCTAATGAACCACCCCCACCAACGCCAGTATTAATAGCACTAAAGACCGTTAGATCTGTAGCAGTGGCACCTGATCCTGCAGCAGTCCAACTCTCGCCATTCCACGAGTAAGTAATACCTGATACAACATAAGTAAATGTTCCATCTACTGCCTGCCCTGCTGTTGAGGGAAAATTAATTGCCATTTCTTAAGATGCTCCTTCCGTAGTATTTAGATTGCATAGATTGTAATAGCAACTTTAAAATCAGTTGCAACAACAGAATCTGTCAAATTATATACCTGAAAATCAAAATGCTGTGGACCAGTTTTACGAATAGAAGTTTGATACACATCACCTATTTGACTAGGATTGTATACTGTGGCTTGTATTGTGTAAGAATCAGAAGAACTGAATGGTTGTGCGAAAGTAACTCTGATACAAGGACTTTGGAATCCACCACCACCTTCAGTAGCTCGTATTGCTGCTGTTACACCATTACTACCTAACCATGTAATCTGATTTCCACCCTGCCAAAGTTCTACCTCGCCAACATGTACAGGCACGTTAGCATTTGTTAGTGGTGGTGAAGCATCAACCCACTGGGAGCTATCAGTATCGTTGTAGTAGATCTTTAGGCGTCCCTTATCACTCTCCCACCACAGATCACCAGCATTAGCAGAACCAGGAGCAGTGTCAGAGATAGATGCATTAGCGACAATATTTCCAGAATCATCATCACCAGCAATCCAATTGCTTCCATCATACTTCAATACTTGTCCTGATGTTGGTGATGTAGATAAGTCCACATCTGCTAGTTCGCCAAGAGAAGAACCAGTATCTAGTAGTTGTGTCCAACTACCAGAATGTGCAAAGTATCCATGACCTTCAGCATGAACATGAGCGAACATACCATGGTAGGTAGTTGCATCTGGAAGATCTCCAGTCGTGGCAAAGTTGTTGGAGTAATAAATTTTACCAGTAGTATCAATATCAAATGTAGTTGTTGTTCCAAGTGTTAGAACATCATTTAAATTTTGTGTTTCTGCTGTTAAATATCCAACAAGACTATGATCACCCCACCCATATGCTAGATCCCAATTAGAAGCGTTTGCTACAGCTGTATTAAGTTCAGTTGTAGTTGCATAACCTGCTAAAGAATGATCACTCCATCCGTATGCAGCGTTCCAGTTGTTGATATTTGTCTGCAGAATACCAGATGCTACATGAGCAGTGAATACAGGATCAGTTTCTGTTGTTAGATAACCTTGGGTAGAATGATTTCCCCAACCATATGCAGTATTCCAGTTTGCTGAAGCATTGATAGTAATACTATAGGTTCCAGAACCATCTGTAGTCATCAGACCATCAGCGCCAAAATCAGCATCACTAATAAAATCACTTAAATCTGGTGGTGTATATGTAAACACACCGTTAGTATTGTTGTATGCTAGTCCTGCTGTTCCGACTGCTGCTGATGCTACAGACAAATCAGCAAGTTCAATAGCAGACTGACCACCAACTAAATCGTTTGCAGGTTTCCATGAAGTGGACGCAGCATCCCACTTGAGAACCTGTTGATCAGATAATCCACCGCCAATATTAACATTATTTAAATCTTCAATGTCTATATCAGTTGTGCCAGTTACAGAAAGGTTTCCAGTAATATCTACACCAGTTTCTGTTGTTTGTAATTTTATATTACTAGTATGCTTAAGTGTGATAGGTGTAGCATTAATTTCTATTTCACCAGCACTTCCAGATCGTTCAAATTTAACAATATTTCCAGTACTATTATAAATTATTTTTCCATCATTTTGATCACCAAAATGAATTGCATTCTCATCATACATGTGTACTGAACTATCTCCGTTAGTTCCTTTAAATTCAACAGTATCATAAAAATCTATAGTGCCATTAAAAGTAATATTGCTATTAGTACTAGCACCTCTACCAGTTACATCAGCAAGAGTATCAGATTCAAATGTCAGATAACCCCCAGTAGAATGATCTCCCCATGCATACGCAGTGTTCCACTGATTGGTTGATGTAGTAGTAATTCCAACAGCGCCAGAAGTAGTATACCAATTATTAAACTGTGGATCTGTTTCTGCAGTTAAATATCCAGCAGAGGCATGATTACCCCAACCATATGCACTGTCCCAATTGCCAGAATTTGCTAAAGAAGTTGTTAATGCATATGAAGATAGGTCAGCAGATTCAAAAGTGAACTGACCATTTACAGTATTATATGAAAGAGTTCCCCCACCATTAGCACCAGCGTTTACGATTGATGGTTGAGCAGGTACAACAGGTTTATTTAAAATTTCATCAATAGATCCCACAGCAAGCCAGTCTGCTTTAACTTGTGCTGCTGGAATTGAAGGTGCATTAGTAAGAGTAAGATAACTACCATTAAAAGGTGTCGTCCACTCAATAGAAGTACCAGTTGATGTAAGGACTTGACCAGAAGATCCACTGACACCACCAGTCTGTAATGGTTTTCCAGCAGGAATGTTCACACCCTCCTTCACCTCAACAGGAGAGTTGTCCCCGTAGTTGGCAATTTGGTTTGCAAGAATTTTTGACATACTTCCAGTCCTGAAGACACTATTTCTAAGCTAGAAGTATTTATTAAAGCGGGAGATCGGACTTGAACCGACGACATTCAGTTTGGAAAACTGACGCTCTACCACTGAGCTACACCCGCAGAAAAACCCAGAAGGGTTATTTGTAGTTAGGACCAGCATACCATCCAACTAATGATAATCTACATCCAGATTTGATAGGTCTCACACGATGCATCATTTCCGAAGAAAAAATTACAACATCACCACATTTCATTTTAAATGTACTTAGTTCAAGGTCGTGATCATAAATTTGAAATTCTCCTCCTTCATAATCATCGCTTAGACACAAACCAACACTCAATTTTCTCACCATATCACTATAGTAAGTAGATTTTTGATGATCATTATGCCATCTATATCCTGTTCCTTTCCCATCGTATACACTATACTGTATTTTATCAGCCCACCCATGTAAATCATAATGGAAATGATCTTTATTTGCAACAGAAATGAAATGTGCTAACATTCCAGCAATCCAATGATCTGTATTAATCCAAGAAACAGAAACATTACGAATTTGTTTATCAAGTACGTCATCCTGAAGTTTTCCTTCTACGAGAGAAGAATCAGCAAGTTGTTTTTGCATGACATTGGATACAGATTGGTCAATTCCAGATGGAATTAAATAAATTCCATTATTTTTTGCCATGGATAGAAGATAAAAAGTTTTATAGAGTTGGGGTTGTCAACCCCGAGCACATGCACGCCACTTGTTTTATTATTTTAACTGCTAAACAAGAAAACAGCCACACGGAAGGGGTTTGGCACCACCACTTGCTTTTTAACTGGAAGCAAGAAACCAGGCGGCGATAACATCACCCGCACCAGGGCTCTTTTATAGTCGTACCGAGACTAATTGAAGGTGATAGTATCATCACTAGAGTTTCCAATAGTAATGTTGCCACCAAAATCAATAACATTATCTAAGGCATCCATATCACCACCAGGACGAGTGAGATAATCAGACGACAGATTGAAATTGTAATTTGAATCATAAGCAAATTTAGTTATATCATTTACTTTTTTATTCAGATTACTGACTGCTTGATACTGAGTAAACAGTTCGGACAAACAATCTTCATCTCCCTCAGCAAGAGCGTTAATCAATGCTTGACGGAGTGCTTCTTCAGCAGCTTGGACTTGTGATCTTACGCTCATAATAACCTCTTAGTTTTTTACAGTGTCGCGGACGTAGCAAGGCACACCATCTGGATCTAACCATTTAGTATACTCTACATCTTCTAGACAGGTGTCTAGTTGCATTTGGTTGTCAAGGAAATACATGTCAAAGTATCTCTTTTTCCACTCATGGTATTTTTGAATACGGTAGTCAGGTCTACCGTTGATCTCCAGAAGACCGCACTGAACGTAGCGGTAAGGAAATCTCTCAAGAATGACTGTCGGTTTCATTAGGTTCCTTGTTCTCTCCGTATTGTAGCACCTCCTCATCGTCTTGTAAAGAGGGTGTGCCAGTTTTCTTTCTGACCTGCTTACTACTCCAGAATGCTAGAGCAATCAAGGCAAAGTAGAACAAGGTATCATCAATCATCACAAGGAAGAAGATAACACCACCACCAAACCTCAACCAGTTAGGCAATCTCTTAGTGAGTTTACCTACCACAGGAGCAATCTTCTTTTCAAACTTGAAGTAAAGAATTGCTACCAGTGTAACTGTGATCTCACTCATCGGAACGATGAAGTATAGAGACAGAAACACAAAGATAGGCCAGTAGTATCTCTCTGGAATTTTTTGAATTAGAGAGATATACTTAGCAATTAGTTTTTTAACTAGCATCATCATGTGTTGTCATCATATCTTCCCAATCAGTATCAGTAACCTGATCTGTTAGTTCTTTATATTCATCAGCAGGGACTGCCATGACAGCAGTTCCATCTGGTTTACGAACTATAAAGGATTCACCTGCTTCAATGCGATCCATGTATGCATCGAAGTCTTTTTCAAATTCAGCAAACGGAACTTCAACCATTGATCTCCTTAAAATCTTTTTCAAAAATTGCCAAACCAGAATCGGTCAGGACATGGTTATACATTTTGTCGAACACAGCAGGTGGTAATGTGCATACACTAGCACCATAGAGGAAGCAACGCGAGACATGGTGGACATCTCTTAAACTGGCAGCAAGAACTTTAGTGCGAACACCATGAGCACCATACAGTCCAGAGATAGCACGAACAAGTTCAACACCACTGAGTGAATTGTCATTCATACGTCCTACAAATGGAGAAACGTATGTGGCACCTGCCTTCGCTGCCATCACTGCCTGAGCGGCGCTGAAACAGAGAGTGACGTTAGTTTCAATACCATCATCAGTAAGAACTTTACATGCAGATAACCCATCTTTAGTGAGAGGCAGTTTGATAGTAACGTTTTCTCCAACCTCAATATATTGTTGGGCATTACGAATCATTTCTACATCAGTATCACCTTCAACTTCAGCAGAAATACTTTCAAACTGAAATTCCGAAGCAAGTGTCTTGATAAAATCAAGGTAGTTTACACCAGACTTACGAACTAGTGTAGGGTTTGTAGTAATACCATCGACTAGACCAGTCTCATAGCGTTCAGCAATTGCTTCGTAGTCAGCAGTGTCTAGAAAAATTTTCATATTCAGTAAGTTGATTACACTCTAATGCGTTGCTGCATCGAGATACATTGTTCTTTCATATTATACTGGAGTTTATAGTTGTTTGTCAAGACATAATATCCATCAATGGTCGAACCATCATCTGTCCACCCATAGGCAATTACTTTTTCACATGCTCCATCGATAGTAAAGCATTTATTACTATGTAAGTATTCGTGATAACGAGCGTCCAGATTAATCATTAGCGTTCCTCAAAATTAATGCGACGGACCTTACGTTGGCGTCGTTCCTCTTGGTATTTTAGGTCATCAGGTGTCAGGATACCATGATATTTGATGTTATTGTCATGTTTTGTTAGAACCACTTGACCCAAGTCAATTGCTCCCACGGTATCGTCCACAACCTTCATCTGATTCGGACACCCACAGAACTGAACCTTGCTATTGCTTGTCAGTTCTTTGTTGCATAATTTGCATCTTGCAGATAACATTAGTAAGCATTTAACCTCATATGAGTAATGCTCGAAGAGGGGATCGAACCCCCGACATTCACCGTGTAAAGGTGCTGCTCTACCGCTGAGCTATTCGAGCGAGTGTCGGTAAGAGGACTTGAACCTCCACGTCATAAGACACCAGAACCTAAACCTGGCGCGTCTACCAATTCCGCCATACCGACAAGGCGGGTCAGGAGGGACTCGAACCCCCGACCAATTCATTAGAAGTGAATTGCTCTATCCATCTGAGCTACTGACCCATGTGGGGTGCTACCCCAAGGTGTTTAGGAAAACACCATTTTATCTCTGTAATCCCAAGCATAAACCTCACGATTACCTTTGATTCCCCATCCTAACCAGTAGTATGCATGTGTCATATACTGAGGAATACTGTCTCCACGTCCTTCAAACTCAGGCAAGACACGTTGAAAGATTGGTTCATTAATCATCCAGCGAACCTGACCTGAAAGTGATGATGGATCACAAGCAAACTTATTACAGAAGGTCCCAAGACCCCTGTAGCGGTGAGCAGAAGTCCATTGAATCAAACCATAACCACCACTCAAGCAGTTCGTGTATGAAACAATAGCGCCACCCTCACAGATGTTAGGGATAAACTTACTCTCTTGCTTGATGTTTCCCATCAGCGTAGCGAGAGCATTACGATCTGTAATCTTAGTTTGTGCTTGGAGTTCAGTCAGAACAAACTGCTCTGACGGGGTGCAATCAGGGCACTTCCAAGTCTCTTTGTACTCCACTGCCTCAACAGGAACCACTGGTGGGATAGTTGCTGGTGGGGGTGGCATCAAAAATGCTGTAAGTGTCTCAAAAATCATAGGTGAAATAATCCTTCCTGTAATAACGACCGAGGATATTGCTATTATAGTAGGTAGGCGTCCCATTGTCAAGTGCCTCGGTCAGAACACCATGAACGAAGAGCTGGCGTGTCTCCTCGTAGTTGACTTGTCCTGGTGTGGTGTGTAAGGAGAGGATTTCTCTAGTAAAAGACTCCCGTCCATATTTTTTAATATCATCACTAAGTTCTGGACAACTTCCATAGTAGTTTCTCCAGTTACTCTCACTTGTAACTCTTCGCCGTTTTGTAGTCTGACCAGTATCTCTAGGCTTTCGTTTTTGCCAGAAGTATTTTCTACCGATGTAGGAACGGTTGGTGGTGCTACAGGCAATCTTGTAAACAAAACCATAGTTGTCCCCAATAAGAGACCCGTCAAAGACGCTCCCACAATACATCCAGGGATTCGGATACTCTTTAATTTCTGCCACATACTCATGATATAACCTCCATTATTTATTCAGTCCCATGGGTCACGTATTTGTACTTTATTGCCTGCATTCTCCATGCTTGAGCGAGACTTGACGGACCCTTTGAGAGGAGATTTCTCTCCTCCTGATTGGGTAGGTTTGTCTGTAGGAGGTCTTCCCTCCAACCAGGTAAAGAATATCTTATCACAACTGAAAACCAGCGAACGTATCTTTTTCAACATCTTGCTTAATACTCCCAATTAAATATGATTCTACTTCTGTTTCTTGAGGAGCAACTTGCATACCTTTAGAAGATAACCAGTGCTCTGTCCATGGTAGAGGGTTATTTGTGACAGGAGTATCAAAAATTGCCTTCAATCCAATAGACTTTAGACGACGATTAGCAGTCCATTCAACATACTTAGCAAGTAGTTTGTCATTGAGACCAATAAGAGATCCATCTCGGAACAAATACTCAGCCCAAGACTTCTCTTCTTCTACACACTCACGGAACATCTGATAGACATTCTCTTCCTCTTCCTTAGCAATCTCAACCATCTCAGGATCATCACCTTCCAACCATTTTTTGATAATGTTCTTGGTAATAGTCATGTGTTGACTCTCATCTCTAGCAATAAGACCAATAATCTTAGCAGATCCTTCGAGAAGTTTAAGTTCACCAAAAGCAAACGAACATGCAAATGATACGTAGAAACGAATACCTTCTAGGATATAGACATTAACCACAGCACGATACAATTTACGCTTGAGTTCACGAAGTTCTATCTGTGCTGAGGGAACTTCATCTAAAGCATGTTCCCATTGATTACCTGCTCCCCATTCTTGTGCTGCCCGTAGGAATTCATCATAAGCACTAGTAACTGACTGTGCTCTCGCAAGAATCCTGTCATCATCTAAGATTTTGTCAAAGACATCAGAAGGATCAGCATATACATTCTTGATAATGTGAGTGTAGGAGCGACTATGGATCATCTCCATGGTCTGCCAAATGTTCATGGCACCCTCAAGTTCGGGTAGGCTGCAATAAGGCATGAAAGCCATGCCAGGACCACGACCTTGTACGGAGTCAAGGAGGATCTGATACTTAAGGTTCGATGTGAAGATGTGTTTCTGTGCATCATTTAAAATTTGATAGTCAGCGCGATCTTTCTGTAGAGATACCTCTTCAGGACGCCAAAAATAACCCAGTTGTTGCTGTGTAAGTTTATCAAACACAGGATACTTAAACTTATCATATCTCTGAACCCCAAGAGGGGGTCCAAAGAACATCTTTTGCTTGGTGCTGTCAACGATACTTGTATTGAATACCGTCATACCATCTACTTGACTACGCATTTGGTTATTTGTTCTAAATTTTGCAACTGTCACAGTCGTCCTCCTCGGTTTCTAAAATTTCGGATAATAAATCTTGGACTTGATTTGGTTTTTCATCAATAGCATCTAACAAATCATCTTTGTTATCATATGTGTTTTGATAATAAGAAGTTTTCCATCCATACTTGTAAGTCTTCAGGAAATCACCTGCCATAACAGATACTGGGACCTCATTATTGTCATAGTTCTCTGGATTATAACTCCAGTTGCCTGAAATTGCCTGATCAAAGAACTTTTGCATAGCAGCAACGATCTTAATGTATCCATCGTTGCCCTTCATATCCCATAGAAGAGTGTAATTATTCTTGAGGCTGCCATACTGAGGAACGATCTGCTTGAGTGGTCCTTTTTTGGACTTTTTAGTGGACAGATATCCTCTAGGTGGCTCGATTCCATTAGTTGCGTTTGACACAACGGAACTGCTCTCTGAAGGCATCTGTGCGGACAGTGTTGAGTGCCTAAGACCGTGGGTAATGATAGATTCTCTAAGACTTTCCCAATCATGATTCAATTCCGTCCCACAGAACTCATCGATATCACGTTTGTAAGTGTCGATTGGGAGGATACCGTCTGCATACTTGGTTCTATCAAAATATCCACACTTGCCCTTCTCTTTAGCGATGGCATTACTTGACTTGAGCAAGTAATATTGGAAAGATTCAGACAAGTCGTGGACGAGTTTCCATGCGGTTGGGTCGTCATAGTGTTCTCCATTTTTTGCTAGGTAATGTGCGAGTCCGATATAACCAATGCCAAGAGATCTACGATTCTTGGTGCTCAATTCTGCTGCTACGACTGGATATTCTTGATAGTCTACCAACTCCTCAAGACCACGAACAGCAAGATCACAAATTTCTTCCAGTTCATCTTTCTTTGATACCTTACCTATGTTAACAGCAGACAAGATACACAAAGCAATCTCACCGTTAGGGTCATCGATATGCTGAAGTGGTTTTGTTGGGAGAGTGATCTCTTGACAAAGATTACTCATGTAAACTTTGTCTTTAAAGGACGAGTGTGAGTTACAGTGGTCGATATTCATAAGATATAACCGACCAGTCTCTGCTCTCTCCTTCAAAATATCTAGGATAAGTTCCTGCGCCCCGATAGTCTTTCTTGGAATAGACTGATCTGATTCATAGTCCACATAGCAAGCGTCAAATGCATCAGTACCAAAAGCATCATAGAGACCTGGTACGTCATGCGGTGAGAATAAGCTAATCTCCCCATTCGCAATGAAACGTTCGTAGAAAAGTTTTGAAATTTGGATTGAGTAGTCAAGTTTCCTCACTCGATTGTCTTCTGTTCCCTTATTATTCTTAAGAACAATAATGTCTTCTATTTCCTGGTGCCAGATAGGAAAGTGAACTGTAGCAGAACCACCTCTGATGCCGTTTTGTGTACAACATCTGACAGTGCTTTCAAACTTTTTAAGGAAGGGGACAACGCCTGTGTGTTGTACCTCGCCACCTCTAATTTTAGAATTGATGCCACGAACTCTGCCTGCGTTAATGCCGATACCAGCCCTCTGTGCGACATACCTACCAATAGCCATATCGCTGCTAAAGATACTATCGAGGGAGTCATCAGCATCAACGAGAACACAAGATGCAAATTGACGGAGCGGTGTCCGAACTCCCGCCATGATTGGCGTTGGGATGTTGATCTTGTGCTTGCTGATTGCGTTGTAGTATCTTCGGACATAATCCAGTCTGGTATCTATAGGATAATTTTGGAAAAGAGTTGCCGCAATCATCATGTACATGTATTGAGGAGTCTCATACATTTCACCGCAGCTACGATCCTGAACAAGATACTTATCTACAACCTGGCGGAGACCAGCATAGGTAAACAACATATCACGATCATGATCCATGTAAGAATCAATCTTGTTCCACTCTTCCTGAGTATATTTACGCAAGATCCCATCATCATAAACACTCTTGGAGACACATTTTATTGCGTGATCCAACACAGTAGGGTATCCCACGATCCAATCTGGACCAAAGACTTGCTTACGAACTCCAAACAAAAGTAATCGAGCAGCAACAAATTGATAGTTAGGATTATCTAAACTAATCAAGTCGCTAGCAGAGCGAACAAGGATCTCTTGAATATCGCTTGTCTGGATCCCATCAAAGAATTGGAGACCAGAGTTCATCTCCACCTGAGAGGCACTCACACCGCTCCCTAGACCCTCACATGCCTCCTCTACCATCTTATGGATCTTATCAAGGTTCAAACCCTCTACAGCGCCACTACGCTTCTTTACTTTGATACCGTGTCCGTTTGTCATACTTTCTTCCAGTCGTTTAATTTAAGGGTTGCTTCTAGTCCAGCATAGACATTAGAGTCTACCATGTTCTGAACGTCGTGTCCAGCAAGGAACATGTCATTTATGTCCTTTTCCTGTATCTTCTTTGGCCAAATGACTACCTTATCTCCTCGGTCAATAACTTTAGAGATTCGGTTGACGATTTCTTTGTTGCGTGGTTCATTATCAAATACCCAGATGTAATTGTTCCAACCAAAGGTTCTAACATCAGCATCTGATCCAGCCATAGCAACGGAATTACTGAGGAAGGTAGCATCGAATGGTCCTTCCACAATGTAAACAGGTTTGTCGTCTTGTATTTTATCCAGTCCGAAGATCTTTGGGTGGTCTTCGTCAAGCATGATCGTGATGTATCTTAGTTTTGCCTTAGGGGCGAGCGATCTGCCTTGGTATCCAAACAGGTTACCTTCTTTGTCTCGGAATGGAATGATAATGCGAGCACTATCTTGTCTAAGGGTATCAAACATCTTCTTTTGCTCATTTGTCCAAGCCTTAAACTTGGGACAATAGTAGAAGTAATCTAGATCTTTGATCCCTCGGTTCTCAAGATATTCTCTTGCCGGGTGAGATATATTTAGCGAAGAAATCTTTTCAAGATTTGTATCTTTCTTTGCAAATTTTGGTGCTTTGAATTCAAACTTGGGATTGGGAACAGTAGTTCCCTTACCAGTCCTGCCATCTTTAAATTTCTCCATGACATATTGGTCGTGGAGAAAAGTATCTTGGTCCTTTAAAAAATTAGAAAGTGTTCTACCCATGCCACAGTTATGGCACTTAAACACGAAGTCATTCTTGATCTTAAAAAGATATCCCCTCGTTTTATTCTTCCTCTTTTGTGAGTCGCCACAGTAAGGACACCTGAAATTATACAGGTCTGCCTTCTTGCGACTGAAAAGAGTCAAACGAGAGGATACTAGTTGTATATACTTTACGTCAATGAATGACATTCACTACTAGGGATTCGCTGGTCCTATAATAGCAGCGTTTACTTGGGGTGTCAACAGTCTTAAGACAGGAGGGAACACTTGTAAAGCTGTCACAAGGGTGGTCAGTACAGCTGTAGTAGCAATGACAAACCTAGCATTGCTTTCTGTTTTCTTCTGGATCCTATCCATCCTACTAGTAATTAGTAAATAATCCTTATCATGTCTTTCCTTCATCTCTTCCAGCATACCGATGATAAGTTTATCGGCACGTTCAGATTCATCCAAACGATTTTCATGACGCTCCAAGATTACAGCAACTCTATTGCTGTTTTCTGAGATTGTACCTACGGCTCTTTCGAGCTTGTCAAGCATCTCTTTGGAGAGATCTTCATAAATGTCAAGTTTTGATTCTAAAACTGCTAATCTACCAAGACCAAACGCCATAAATTTTACATTCCAGTGTGCGTATTAATACTTATGTATTTATACATTTCTTACTGCGAAATTGAGTGCTGTTTGATATGAAGAAGCATCTTTGTTCAGCAGATACTGGAACTGTTGCTTATGACTATCATCTAATTGAGCATAGCAAGCAGCAATACGTTTTGCTGAGAAGTTATCAAGGTTCTGTGTAGATCCATCGCCAAATTGTACCTTAGCAAATGATCCTTCACCTTGTGGATTAAGTTCTGATGTCGCAACGTCTAATGCAACTTGAACTACATCTTGATTTTCAGTCATAATTTCACCTGTGGGTTCATAAGAATTTTTTTGGACTTTCTTTTCTTGGTCCTTCGCTTTCTTTTTAAAGTCAGACATACGTGCCTTCATGAGAGTATCCATCTCACCAGACTTATTCATCATTTTTTCTTTCGCCTCTTTACGCTTTTTCTGCATATCTTTTTGGCGATTCAGTTTCTTGCCTTGCTGAATAGACTTCTGTGCCCTCTCTGTATCGGACACAATAGCTTCATCAATTTGTGATTCTACTTGTTCTTTCATTTTTCTTTTTTGTATACGATCGAAGAGAGTGCGAGCACCTGATGTGCGCCCATCAACTTTATCTTGGTTGTTCTTTTTATACTTACGGTGCTGTCTAGGATTCACCATAACAAAAGCAGGTGGCAACTGAAGACCAGAACCGTCTCCTGCCATCATTTCATTTAAATTAGATTCAGACTTTTTAGACATTCTTCGTCAGCATCAGTAAAGTTGGGTGGTAATCTATTTAGAAACAACATGAAAGCAGTAATCTGTTTCCAATATGTTGCTTCTGTCTTGTAAAACAACAACGGAGTTGCTGCATCACCAAACACATTATACAATACAATCACATGATTTAAAATAAGATGTGTTTTTAACTCACCCGTCGTCTCATATCGCTTTAGTAATCTTTTGATATACTTAAATCTCTTTAAGTCTTCTTCAAAATCACTATAAGTTACTGACGACGGGTTGTTATAATTTTGAATAGCAAAGAAGAGCCAGTTGTCTGGCGTCAATTCATCGAAGTTCATTCATCAACTTCCGAAGGTTAGTGTTGCTGCACCATCAGACATTACTTCTTCAGTACCACCCGCAGAGGTGACCTTGACTCTAAACTTGTTACCATCCAGAGTATCGCCAGCGAGACCACTATAAGCAAGAGTTGCTGTCGTGAAGTCTGCATAGGTGATACCAGTATCAAGAGAAGCAGTGATGTTAGTCCAACGCTTACCGCCTGCAGTCTGACGCTGCCACTGATACGCAAGTGCTCCAGGTGTTCCGGTTGTCGTAGTGGTGAGGGTGTAAGTACCAGCACCCGAAGAAGATGTAGAGTTAGCAGGTTGAACCGTAATGGTAACTGCTGATGCTACATCTGCTGCGATGGCATCATCTGCCTGAGATTCTGTGCCATCAGGATTAGCAACAAAAATAAGTTGCTCTGCCTTATGACGAGTTGCGCCAGAAGAATCAGTATAGGTGAAATAAGACCACCAACCAGGACCAGTGATACCACGGGACTTGGTTTCGTTTAGTTGTGCTTCAGTCTCGTCAACGAAGACTGTAGTTTTTGCTTGACTTGACGCTGCAATGCCTACACCAGCTTTGGTTTTATTTGCATTGCTGTCAGTTCTTCCGTATAGAGACATGTTTATTCAGCGTTTATTTTCCTAATGGTTATTTATATTCTCAGGAATCTTTGCGAGCAGCAATCGCTTTCGATACAACTTCTAGAAGTTGATCGTCCATATCAGTCTTGGTTAACTTAACTGCTTTAGCAAGAATAGCAAGACAGATCTCAACAAGTTTCTCGCCCAGTTCTTCATTTTCTGGAATTTTGTTAACAGCATCAGAAATAATTTTGGATGCTAGTGGAAGTAGAAAGGATAACATTGGTTCATGTCATAGAGCATGAACTATTTATTTCTCCCACTCATCTAAAATAGATGTCAATTTTGACATGAACTGTTTAAAATTTAACAGTGTTCCAGAACGGTAGTCGCGTCTTGCTTTTGCTACGCCACCTTCAAACGATTCTTCTAGTGGATCAAAACCTCTGCCTTTAACAACAGCAGACCATGGAGCATACAAAGGACCCTGATAGTTCTTTGACTCATTAGTAGGTTTAGTAACCATGCCCTTCTCTCCGTCGTTGACAGTAGGCATGATTTCTACATTACCACTCTTCTTATCTTTCTTTGATTTTTTATTACAGCAACTCTTCTTACAATCTTTGGGGCAACTACTGCCACAATCTTCGCGAAGTTGTCTAAATGTTTTCATTTTTTCTTTGACATACCAATGATCTTGGAGACCTTCTTACGACGCATGTGAAGATACTTGTCAGACTTATCTACATCGCCATCATTGTCGATGTCAGCATCTGCCTTACCTACGGGGTCAAGTTTCTTTTCAGTGAGTTCATCACCTTCATATTCAACGCCTGCTTTTACACAGTTGTTTACTTCTTTACCACCCTTTGCTTTAGTTCCCTGCTTCTTATATCCTTTCCAGCAGGAACTATTGCCATTGTCGTCTTTGCCATCCATCTTAACTTTCTCGATGACATAAATCTCGCCATCGATCTCATACTCTTCGCGCTCAAGAACTTCTACTTCTTCTTTCTTAACCGCTTTCTTTGCTTTCTTTGCTTTTACTGTAGTGTCTTCAATTTCAGCACCATTGGACTGCTGCACCATACCATTAAATGCTGCTTCGCTGATGGTAGTATTCTGGAAGGTATCTCCACCCATCCATTTACCATATGCTTCCATCAACTCAGACGAAAACTCGTCATTATTGTTAACGCTATCGACTGTCTTCTGATACTTCATCGTTTAACAAGGAGGTTCTTCTCGTATTATTTATAGATCTAATATTCTTTATCCACTCCCTAAACATATTACCTTCTTCAGAAATTACGATAGCATAGTTTCCACCCACTCTATGAAGATGTCCTTTTTCTCCTGTGCGTGATGACATAACAGCATCACCTTCTTTAAATATTTCTTCCTGCCTCTGTTGTTGACGCAGTGCTTCTTCACGTAGTTTCTTGAAATCTTTCATTTAAAATTCGCAGGTAGATTTGTTTGTATCTCTGACATCATTTGCTGGCACTGTTTATCATTCAATGCTCTGGGTATACCAGAACGAAACGTTTTAAAGTCGTCCGCAAATGCGGCACGTCTCATCTTCGTTCCAGAAATAGCAAAGGTATCTCCATCAGCATCTCTGCTACCAGAAGATTGTATCTCTATCTTTCTGAACGAGAAGTCTTTACCATTGTATTTGTGTAAGAACTGCATCGCATTCACTCTATCAGATCCGACTAAAAATATAACCTCATTGTATCCCGCCATCATCAAGTCTTGCATGATAGCGACAGGATCTTTAGGTCCAGAAATTATTTTACCACGATGTTCTGGAAACATCAAGTTCATGTAATACAATTTACGATCAGGTGGTAAGGGGTTCTTACCTTTAGTATCAAATGTCTGAGAGATATAGATTCTATAGTCATGACCATTTGCAATGCGTTTCACCCCATCAAAGTTATCTTTGTGTCCTGTGGTAGGTGGTTGAAACCTACCAAAAGTAAAATAGCATTTGATACAATTTAACGCCATGATTTCTGGAGGGTGAAGTTATTGTAAGCAAACTCAAGACGATTAACAAACTTGATCATATCACCATCCTTATGAAGAACATATCCTTCAGGAGTTGTGATCTTATATCCCTTATCAGTTTGAACGAAGGTTCTGAATTCTTCTAGATGATCTAGTTTATCTATAACCATTTGCTTGACAGTTTGTATCTCTTTATATAAAGCAAGCATAGCCTTAAATTTGTATACATTATCAATCAAATAGTTCTCACTCTGGTATACCAGATTGCACTTCTTCACTCTGTTGGCAGGTGTCTTAATCTTTGCCAACTCTTTCTGCATCTTAGCATCGTAAAAGTTTACCAATGCATTGATAGTCTCATCGATGTTTCCAACATTACGACGTTCTCTAATCTCAGAATTAAAAAACTGTTTAATGTATGAGGAGATATGAAATTTGGAATCACCAGTGGTTCCAAAGTTAGAAACTAGATCATCCAGAAAATCTCCACAGACGTTACACATACGTTCAATCTTAACTATGTGATTATCAAACTTACTCATCTCTGATTTAGAAAAACCAACTTTATGCATAGGAGTATCATTTTCAACTGACAGAACGTCTACAGATCCTTTAACTTTAGCACCAGCACGAGCTTGCATTGTGGATATATCATCTCCTGTATAGTGTGTATGAAACACCACACCAATCTTTGATCTACCTGTTGCCTGTCCAATAGGATGATCTACTGGAATACCATAGGTGATAGTGTTAGGTCTGAATGTATACAGTCGCTCACCATTAACAGTTTCTTTATTCAGTGTGCTGGTAGTAAATAACAAATCCCCTTGCACGACACCTTCAATTCCTAGTTCTGCAAAATACAAGAGAGCATATTTTAATTTCTCAGCAAGATCTCCTTCATAGTATTGATCTACATCTTCAGGACCATAACAAATTTTGGGGGCAGTTTTTGCAAAAACAGATTTTGTTCCAACAAAGAACATACCAGTCATGGGATCTGTACCACATACAAGAGAGGGAGCACCGTCCCATTTAGTTTGCATGAATCCAGCATTTTCCTGATGACCCAACATCTTACGAAGTTCTTTCAGAAATGATACCGATGCCTTACAACCATCGATGCCGTAGTTCAGCATCTCATCTTCAAGGTGTTCTAGGTGTTTGAGTTGAGTTACGTTTGCCATTAGTTCTTTTTGAAGTAGTCTCCGTTAGTGTGAGTAGGATAGATACCACCACTCTTACTTCTTATATTAAAACTAAACTCATAAGTCTTAGTCTCAAAGACCATATTAATTCTCTTCGCTTTTCCATTACCACCACCATACTGAAGTTCAATTGTGCTACCAGTAAGTGTAGATGCATCAGTCAAATACTTATTATTAATTTCGTGGAAGTGTAGTTTGCCTCCATCATAATGAGTCATCCAATAACCTTTACCAACACCACTAGCAATTAAATTCTGTAGTGCAGATTTTTGTGATGATGTAAGATTTATTTTACGAATATGATTTTCAACAGATGCACTCACAGCATCCTTCCCAGTATATTTTTCAAAGACAGATAAGAAATCTTCGTGAATGATACCAAACATATCGAGATATTTTTTACCATCATCAGGAATTTCACCCTTACGTAAATCTGTTTCTGGAAATAGTTTTAAGTTAGCTTTTCCGCTACCTGCAACACCACAGTTAAAGAATGATAATGTATCACCATATTTTACAGACAGATAAGCATCACTATTCTCACACCTAAGAACAATATCAGCAACCTTAGATCCAATGTCAGTAGTGAGGGTGCCACCACCCACTGAGATCACCACGTTCTGACCACTCAAGACTAGAGGTCTTTTGGTGTCCACTTCGCCTGTTACGATTACCTCTAGTATAGCACCATGCTTCTTCTGCACATCAGTCGTTATGGTTTTGACATGATCCGCCCATCTCTTGACAGGAAGACCCTCCTTCCAGTCCTGAAGTGATTTGGCAAGAGACTTCTCATACTCAGTACCAAAATTTTGCTTAGTTGTGTTAGGTCCACGACCCCCAAACTCTTCAGTCTTTTCAAAGTCCCCAAGGTCTAAGTATATGTCTCGGTTTCTTGCGTTGTTAACATTACATGTAAACTCAATATGATTTTGACCACGTAGTCCAGCAAGCATCAAAGAATTAAATGCTCTCTTAGCAGCATTCATTCTAGCTACTCCAGATGCTCCACGCATATCTGCAAAGTCAAAATAGTTTGAAGTTTTTATTGTTTTCTTGGCAGTTTTTGTTTGCCTAGTAATTTCAAATCCACCTATCTCAACTATACCCTGCTCTGTCTTAAAACTATTTACTTTATTATTACGAGACAATGCTTTATCAAACAAAACATCAGTTCTGTCACGATACTTAGATCCCTTCCTCGCAAAGTCTGATGGCTTCATACAAAAAAACCTCCCGTCTAACTATTTAGAGGGGAGGTCGAGATAATCTTTTTCATTTTGGTATGGGGTTGTCTGTCCTGTCCACAGTCTATACCCTTCCTTGACTTCTGGCAAGAGCCACTGGTCCACACGAACACATTGCTCCCAGTTGACAGGGTGAGCACAACTCACCACTACAACAGAAAAGAATGCTCGTAGGTGGATCCAGAGACTATACATTATCTGTCGCCAGCAGCACGAACTTCTGAGTTATGAACATTGAACTCACCGCCAGGATAACGCTTCTTGAGTTTGTTAACGTTAGTTTCGATTACCTCATCGAAGGATATATCAAGTGCCATTGTTGCCTGAGCAACGTACCACATAACATCACCCAACTCAATGATAAGATGCTCACGATTATCTTCGTTCCACGGTTTTCCTTGGAAGACCATTTTTTTAATGATCTCAAGGAACTCACCGCCCTCAGCATTAATTCCAACCCCAGCAGTAAGAAGTCTCTCAATATTGGCACCTTGTCGATCCAGATCACCAATACGGTCAGCGAAATCAACAAAGTTTGTAGAAGCGTCTGAAGTAACTGCTGAAACAAATTCTTCATAGCGTTCAAATTTAATAGTCATACATTCCACTCAGCAAATTTAGATAGTCGGTTTTGTGTTTGCGAGAACTGTGCAAGTTGTTCACCTGCGTCCTCTTGATTGATGTTGATGTCAGAAGCATCCTCCGCTACATCATACAGCCTCATCTTGGATCTGTCAATTCCCACCATGAATTTTCGTGAGGCAGCGGTTTCGTTGTATCTGTTCTTAAGTTGTTTGACCATGATGCGACCCTGTTGTTCAAGTTCATCAGTACTGATAAGAGCAAACATAAAGTCAGCAGTGGCAGGCAAACCAAAAGACTCAGAAGTATCGGTAAGGTCAGGATCACTATTGCCATAACCACTGCGAGTAGTTTGAGTAGCTGTGACAATAGGAACATTACATTCCACAGCAAGACCCCGAAGCTCCTCAGCAATCGCCTTGACATACGTGTAAGAATTGACAATCGCACCTTTATACCTCGCTGATGCACAGATGTTCAGATAATCAATATAGATTATATCTGGTTTGAAATCTCTCTTGAGAGACAGATCACTTAGAAGTGATTTGAAATGCCCTGCATGTGCTGATGCTGTGGGATACTCTTTGATAATAAGTTTGCCTCTAGTCTTCCTAGAGATCTCCTGAACTTTAGAATTGAAGATAACTTCAGGTAGTTCAGCAATATCTTTGATAGAAACATTTAAAAGATTTGCGTCAATTCGTTCAGCAATTTTCTCCTCTGCCATTTCACATGTAATATAGAGTACGTTCCTCCCTTGCGTGAGTGCGGCACCAGCGCAATGGCACATGAATAGAGACTTGCCGACACCCGTTCCAGCAAGAGCGACACTGAGAGTCTTGTTAGAGATACCACCTTTTGTAATAAAGTTAAACTTTTCCAGATCAAAGGGAACCTTCTCTTCTTTGCGGTGATAGAATTCATAGCGGTCTTTTGCTTGTTCAATGTAATCGTGTCCTATGTGTTCGTCGAACGATACTGCCAAGGCTTCTTGTAAGATACCTGGGATCGCATCCTTTGATATTTTTTTATCGCCTCCATCTGCGATCTTGATCGAGGACATAAGGGCGAGATAGATTGCTCTGTCTTGACACCACTTTTCGGTTGCGTCGAGGAGCCACTCGTAGTCAACCCATTCGTCTGTGAGTCCTCGTATTGTCGATAACGAATCTCTGAACGTTTCGTCAGTAAGATCATTACGATTTTGGAGATTAATCGATAAGACTTCTTGAGTAGGAACTTTGTCATACTTACCAGCAAAGTCAGCGATCTCTTCAAAGATAACTTTCTCATGATACTCCTCAAAATAATCTGCTCTTAGGAAAGGAACTACCTTACGATAATACTCTTCAGTGAAGATGAGATTACGTAAGATAGTTTGTTGAATGCGCTCAGTTGCCATAAGAGAATTCTTGCTGTGCTGCTTCTTCAAGTTTAACCATTACTTCTTCCGTGAAATACTTCTCGGGATCTGCAAGAATTGATTTTGGATATACAGAGGTGCCGTCAATCTTAATACGATTTCCAACTTTCTCAAAGACTCCATACTTCTC